AACGACCACTTGATTTAATTTTAGCTACACTTGTTTTAGCATCTTGTGCCGTAGCAAACTTTAATCCTGTAATAGTACCTTTAGGGTCTTCGTCTGTGTATAAATCAGAATGCTTGTCTGACTTAGCGGGTTGCCCTACTTTTCTTGGTATGCGTTTATTCATTTTTTTGCACCTCGCCTGTTGATTTATTAAGTTCATACGTTGCTAGTTCTTTTATCTTTGCATACTGTGTCTTTACATCTTTTAGTAAGTCATCAAAAGATAATTCGCTTTTATCCTTGGCAAATTCAACACTCATAAGATACCGAGTTGTTTCAAAATTATATACTGTATGAGGCACCTGCGTATTAAATATATAATACGTGGCGGGTTTATATTTTAGTTCTTCTATTTTAAATGTGGCTCCTTCTTTGTTAGGAGCAAATGCACAAACACTTCTATCAAACGGAGTCAATAACATATTGATACCTACACCGCGTCTTGTATCTGTATGCCAATCATAGCAAGTATAGGGATCTAGTTTTAATATCCCAACCATAAATCCATATCTTGCATGTAGCCATTTAAAAAAGTTATCTTGTGCTATTAACTCTGTAGGTATAGGTTTAACATTAAAATTATAGTGGGGAAACCATGGTTGAGTATTGAAGGCATAATCAGATAGTTCTTTAGCTATAGTAGACTTAGTGCCTATTTCATAGTAGTTCATTACTTAGCATCCATATAGTTATCACCTACACCTACCTCACAACCGAGTGGTAAGTCGCTACACCAAGAGGGCGCAGTGGTCATACACTGTTTAACATAAGCTACACAATTATCTGCCTCTGTATCTTTACATAGCATAACCAACTCATCATGCACAGTCATAACAACAGGATATTTTTTAGCTACTTGTATTAACTGTTCTGCAATTATATCACGAGCCAAAGATTGTATGCAGCGTTGAAATGTTTTAGCTGGGTGTATATATTCGGGGATTAAAGTTCTGCCCAATAACTTATCATATGCCCATGACTCACCCATATCTGTTTTTAATTTACGAAGGTTAGGTAGCCCTAGCATCATGCCATTAGGTTTCATCATGCCTTCATGAGGGACACTTACTATTATCCCACCACTACCCATAGCATAGTGATGCCCTGCACGAACCGACTCTAGCATGGTGCCTGCATCTTGCCACGCTTCAACAAGTTCGGGATTAGCTTTGCGATACGCATAGACAATGTTTTTAACTTCGTGAAGTTCTTTTTTAACTCCACCTTGTTTTAGGATAGAGTGCATCTTATTAGCACCGACACCATAGATACCTGATAGGTTGACAACCTTAAATATATACCGCAAGTCTTTATCAACTGCATTATATTCGGTGCCTGTTATCTCTGCTGCAGATTGTTTATACAAGTCAATACCATCTCTAATCTGTTGTATCTTACCTTGTGATTGAGCAAACCAATAAGCTAACCTTAACTCAATATTACTTAAGTCTGAAGCTACAAGCTTGTAACCTTTAGGCGCACAAATAGCTCGCCTTAGCTCTGATGATCTTGGTAAATTTTGTAGATTAATACCATCAACACCACTCCATCTATGAGTAACCACTGCGCCCGCATACTTTAACGGGACAGGTAGCTTACCTCGATTGGCTATTTGAATAAAGTTTTCTGTACGGGTTTCTTCGAGCGTCGACTTATTGCCAATACGCGCTGCAGCAAGTGCTTGCACATATGGGTTCTCATGAGCCAATAAATCTTTAAATTCTTCATCAGTTTTTGCAAAAGCATAAGTTTCCTTTTTGGTTGTTGGACTAATTTTTGTGGGGGGTATAACTCCGTGATCAATAAGTAACTCAGCAAACTTAGGGTTACTCATGAGTAGTTCTTTATCTACGGCTACGGTGGCTAGTAGCTTTTCTTTAACTTCTTTAACTTTGTGAAGATGTCGTATCAATAAACCTTTGTTAAGTTCTAACTTAGGTTCTGTATACATACGGATAGTTAAATCTATTAGTTTCATTTCGGGCGCAGTAAACTTGTCCTTCAACTCACTAAACAAATCATATGTTAGTTCCACATCATTGATGCAGTAGTTACCATACTTAGCTAAGTCGTTGTGTTCAAAATCAGAGCGTCTCTTTCCTAATGCATCGAGGACTTCTGTTCCTTTTTCTCCTAAACTATAAAACTTAGATAGATTAGCTAATGATACAGACTGAGTTAATCCATGTAGAATTTGTGCCATACTCATGGTATCGAATAAACCTAGTGGGTGTATATCAAATACCCATGATAGGATAGATGCATCGAACCTCATGTTATGACCTAGCACAAAATGTTCATGCATGTTGTATGAGTCTAGGAAAGCTTTGGTCTCAGCGTGTGTTCCTGTAAACCATTTAGTTACACCTCTATCTTTGACAGCTACACCAATGACCTCAAACTTCTCATCACGTATATACTCTTCTGTAGTAAACTTCTTTAAGCCATAGTCCTTATCGTAGTATGTCTCAAAGTCTAACGTAATCAAGTTAGGCATTACTTACCCCTAACGCGGGCTTTAACGGCATGCTCATAGATTGCTGAGATGTTGATAACTTCCTCTGATTTTAATCCTTTAGGTCTGATTTTAATAACACCATGATGAATGGTAACGATTAGATTGCGTTCGCCACGATCAAAAGTCGTAGCAGATGTTTCCCTAGTAGTAGGGTTAGTTGATTTTGTAGCCATGCCTCTCTCCTATATATTGCGTCTATTGACGTTGTATTCCCAATCATCAGCACAATCTTTATTGCACCAACGACGAGTATCATTAAGAGTTTCGCCACAATTTAAACAGTGACCCGTCCCCTTAACATAACGGATATTCTCCATATGTTGCTTACGTATAGCATTTTCTAGTTCTAATCTATCTTGTGTTTTATCTGCATCATCGGACATGTTTAAGCTTTTGTAATATCAATCTAAATATAAATAGGTCAATCACTATAGAAAAATGATAGGGTGCATCATCTTCTAAGTATCTAAGTTCTAAGCCTACCATAACTCCTGATATTAACGCAAGCTGAAATACCCACATTATTTTGAGTTTACTGCTTCTTTTTCTAAAGTTTTAACCCATTTGTTGACATACCATTGTGTTTTTTTTGCATCTTGTAATTCACTTTCTTTATGTCCTGCTCGTGTAAGATACTTTAATGCCGTCAGTTTAAGATGCCCTTTAAACTCTTGGGGTGTTGACTTAGCTTCCATAATATCTATGGTTTCCATGTTTCCCCTAGTGTAGTGCGGTGGGCAATTAACCATGTCTTGTGTTTCTTGCATAGATAGCATCATTCTAAATTTTGGTCTTGCCATTCTTATCTCCTTGTATTTGTTTAATATTGTTTTTAGTCTTGTCATGTTAGAGTTTCCAATCGTTGTTCTAATGCTTCTAAATCATTTTCATTTACAACCATAGCTATACCTTCGTTGTCTCGTATGGCTTCAAGGTTTCGTAGTTGTAGTTCTGTAGGACGATTAGTTCCTGCCTTACATTCAATACCTACAAACTTACCTCTGATACACGCAACAATATCGGGAACGCCTATACTTGTATATGCACCTGCAACAGGAAAAAAATAATACACCTGTCGAGCTTTTAACATTTTAACTACTTGTTGCTTAACCCATTTTTCTTTTATGGGTTGTTTCATGTTGGCATTTCCATAAAGCGTCTCATAGCTTCAGCTTTTTTATTATGAAACTCCATAGATTTTAGGACAAGTATCCTTTGGTCTATTTGTTTTTCAAACGTTGTATTAATTCTTAACATAGCCGCTTTATAATCTAAATATATTTCATCTGATTTATTTTCGGGTATGATAAAAAACTGACCATCTCTAACACCCATGTTCTCTACATACTTACCTGTTTCTGCAAGTTTTAAAACTGCAATCTTTTCTCTATCTTCTTGTGGCACGATGGATGAATTTTCATCCATGACGTGGTATACTTTCATATAGTCTCCATAATTTGATTTACACGAGCAAGAATTTCTTGACGTGCGCCTAAGCTATCTCGTAACTCATCGGCTGTAACACCTACTAATGTCTGTTCCAAAGCTTGTCGTGCTTGTTCTAACTTTGGATCATTTGTTACATTAAGCCTTGTTAAGAGATTTGTCAACTCTAATGCATTATCTACTAAACTATCTCTAAATATCTTTTTATCATTACCACTTAACCTATCTATCATATGCTCAAGAGTGGTGTGCAATCTAGACCATGCATCTGACATAGCGGACTCTACTCTACCCTCGTATGCTTTCTGATATTCCTGTTTCATCTCATTACGAATGTCATCGGCTATATCAACACGAAAGTCATTAGTTTCGGGGACAGGCATAATAGTATATTTCATATTAAACTTAGATGCAATCTTATGAGCATCGGGATATTCTCCTCTATCAAATAATTGACCTAGTTTAAATGCCATGCTCTGAATAATATTAGGATATTCTTGTATAAACGTATTTACACGTATTTTAAACTCAGCCTCATATACGCCTAACTGATGTTTATAATCAAAGAAGTTACTCATAGGCAATAGTCTTGTGCCTGTATCTGACCAAGGTAATGTCTGTCTACCATGCCATTCACGGATTTCTCCTGATAGTTTGGTAATCTTATCTAGTTGGTCTGAACCTGCAAGGATATGCTTGTTGTAATTACCTGCCTTGATGGTTGTGTTCTTGTTAATATCTATCTCTTTGGACACGTTCTTATCTAGTTTCCTAGCTGTCCATACTGATATGTTTAAGTCAATTAAGACTGCACTGCTCGCTATACTAATATTACTCATCTTGTGTTACCTCCTCGATTGATTGTATTTCAAAACCTTCATCTTCGACTGAGACCCAATCGTTGATGCTAATTCTGTTAGCTTTCTTCAAAGCTTCTGCTTCGTTTGTAGCTTCTACTTCTACTTCTATACCTGTTGTTACTGATGCTCTAATTACATATGTTTTCATACTCATTTTAGTTCTCCTTTATGTTAATAAGCTTATGTATTGCAGGGTGATACAATAAGTGCTTGTATGTCTCCTCATAATTCAAACGCTTGTATTTCCATTTCACTTTCTTATCTTTAAACCAATCGGTATCTACTAACTCCATCAATACATTATGCAAAGCCGAATAATCCATGCGATACTCTTCATTATTGTGGTCACGGACTGATATAACCGTGCTAAATTTACAAGATAATATTGTTACGCTTTTAGGTTTAGGCATAGTATTCATCCTCATCTTTATCCTGTTCTTCATAGGGTAAAGCATACGAATACTCTTCTCGACCAAGCACAATAGGAAACTCTTTCATATCAGGTAGGGCTTTTAAAACTTCGTGAACTTTGTGGTCTTTATCTATTTTAACTCTACCAATAGCATGCAGTTTGTCTCTTACCAAATGGTCAATGTTATATAAGTCAACATGTCCTGTTGTTGGTCGTTCTGCCAATATTCGCTCCCATTTTCTTATATCATCTGCCAAAGTTCTTTGATGATGTTCATGATGGGGAGTGACTAATTTAGTAATTGCAACTGCTCCTGCTAACTCATCAAATATTGGATGGTCGGGTGTTATACTTTTCCACGACATATGACTATTGCTTTCATTACCTACAATAAAATGTGGAATAGCATATTCACGCAATATACTTCTAGTTATATATGATGTTGTGGCGTTACCACTTGTTGCATAACCATTTGCTACTTGATTAGCTACTCTCTTTAGTTGATTTCTGGTAAGGTTTTCTGTATCAATGTTAACTATTATATTTTTTGCCACCATTGATAAATTACTGTGTATATCAATATTACTTAACATAATTTTCTCCTTAATAACTATCTGCAAATTCTTGAAATTCAACAGCAACCAAACCAAGAGTTTTATTTTGTAGCTTTTCTAAAAACTCTTTCAGTTCCCCCTCTATAACATTATCTATTTGCATAGCTTTCTTTAAAACTTTTACCGTTTCTGTATCGTAGGTATACATTCTCATTTCAGTAGATGTTGTTTGATTGTTGGCGTTAACAATATCTGTTTCTATGTGACGCATGTCATAAGAATCCGCACTAATTTTAGCTATTGATGCTACATTTTTAAGCGTTTTAAAGAATGTATGACCGTCTGGAATATTTTTCCATGAAGAATACCATCTGCTAAAACTGAAGTGAGGGATTGGATATTTTTTAATTAACCATCTAGCTACTGCTGAAGGCATAGTTCTACCTTGTGACACACTTCCATTCTTAACTTGTTTTAGTATGTTTTTAATTTGCCTATCACTAAACAAATTAAAATCTATTTCCATAGTAACAGACCTTGTATACTGCTCTATTTCTTGTCTTAAATATGTTGCCACTTTCTCTCTCCTTTATGTTGTGAACATTTTTACTTTTGAGTAAGAATGTTCGGTTAGTCATCAATGTAAACTGTCTTACCATGTGGCGATGTATTGTGTTTGTTTGTAACTGCCCATAGTGTAGGGTAATCCCATGCACCACCCCAATCATCTTCTACATATCCATCTGTTAATATAATGATAAGGAGTTAAACTTTGTCGTGTTACATGAGGCACTACATAAAGTATATCAACACATGCACCTGTGGAAAAAGCTATGGAAAGAAAGTCCACAGTTGGCAAACATGGCGGCTGATTATGTTGTGAACTATGCGATACATGAAGCTGATGAAACACAACAGGTAGCTGTCAGACCACAGTCAGCATTGTTTGACTTAGCATACAAGGACATGACTACTAAACAAATCTTTGAAATGCTTAAAAGAAGCAGTCAATATGTTAAGGAACAAAGCGGACACGATACACACGATTGGGAAGGCGCTGAACAGTTATCTGATGAAGAAGTTAAAGAGACTGCTAAGCAGATAGACCAAGCACTACGACAAGGTGAAATCATACGTGGCAAGATGCAAGGTAATAAAAATAGAAGTATTACCGAAATACTTGAACCTAAAGTAGATTGGCGCGAGCAGTTGCGTGAGTTTGTCAATGCGACATGTCGTAACAAAGATAAGTCAACATGGAAACGACCACACAAGCGTTTCTTAGGTCAAGACATCTACATGCCTAGCATGATAGGTGAGTCAATAGGTAAAGTTGTAGTCGGTATAGATACATCGGGTTCTATTGGTGACAAGGAACTATCCGAGTTCTTAACTGAAGTAGTAGCTATATGTGATGATGTATCCCCATCAAGTATAGAGTTGTTGTATTGGGATACAGAAGTAGCAGGTCATGAGACATACAATCAAGGTGATTACAAAGCATTGGTTCAGTCTA